TCATAACCCGAAGGTCGTAGGTTCGAATCCTACCCCCGCTACCAGCGTTATCTGACTCGGCGCGATCTCACCATAGATCGCGCCGTTTCTTTTTGTGACGTGGACGGACTCGCCGATTAGCTCGCGCAGCGCCTCTCGTGCCCTGGCCGTGTCGGCGACGGTCGACAGCTCGGCCACCAGCTTCCGCCACGTCTCCTTCGCTCGGGGGAGTATCTGCGAGGGCTGGAACGACTTCACGGCGGCCAGCGCGGCGCGCGCAGCCTCCAGTTCACCCTCCGTCCGTACGAGTTCGTCGCGGGTGCTCGCGGTCACGATGCCGGCACGGATGGCGGCCATCACGTTGCCATGCACCTTTTCCGCCTCAGCAAGCCGCCGTTTCGCGGCCTCAGCGTCCGGGGCTGCCCGTTTGAGTTCCGCGGTGACGGCCGCCGTGAAACGCTGGAAGGCCTCGTCGGTGAGCAATTCTGCCTGGACGCCAGCGACGAGCGCTTTCTCGGCCGGGATGCGAGGCACCTTCAGGGTGCTCGCGCACATGGTCGCGCCACGGTCCTTGGCGGTGGAGCAGCCGTAGCGATACCGGTCAACGATGACCATCGGCCCGCCGCACTCGCCGCAACGAAGTATCCCGCTCAGCAGATAACGCATTGGGCGGCCGGGTCCGCGAGGGCCATCGGCTGTGCTGCTTGCCCTGTTCCCTAGGCGCCCTGCGCGAGCCTGGGCCGCGTCCCACGTCGACCCATCGACGATGGCCAAATCTGGGTGTTCGGTGATGATCCACTCGGATTCGGGGCGGTCCTGTCGCAGCCGGCGGCCCGTGTCCGGGTGCTTCACGAAGTGGCTGCGGTTCCACACCTGGCGGCCGACATAGATGGGGTTCGCTAGGATGCCGATGCCTCGCTTTCGGTCCGGGTACACCGCGCTGACGTACCAATCGCCGCCGCGTGACGACGGGATGCGGTCCCGATTCAATCTGGCGACAATTTCGCGAGGGCTGGAGCCCTGGACGTATTCAGCGAAGATGCGGCGCACGATCGCGGCCTGGGTGTCGTCGATCGCCCGTTGACCGATGGAAGTGATCCGGTAGCCGTAAGGGAGGCCGCCAGCGCTGGCGCCGGCCAGGGCGCGACCGGTGAGTCCACGGTGCACCTTGTCGGCGAGGTCGTCGAGGTACATCTCGGACATGAGGCCGCGCAGACCCACGTCGGCCTTGTGCGATTTCCGCTCCGTGTCGACGCCATCACTTACCCCGATGAGGCGGACGCCGGCGAACTTCAGCCGGCGGATGGTCATCGTGAGCTCGGCACTATCACGGCCGAAGCGCGAAAGATCGTCCACGAGCAGCACCTGGAAGCGGTGCGCGTCGGCGAGGAGGCGCTGATATCCCTCGCGGTCAAGGCGTGAACCGCTGACGGCGGCGTCGGTATAGACCATAGGCTCGGGCCAGCCCATCCGCGCGCAGTACGCGCGGCAGTTGCGCAGCTGATCCTCGAGGCTGGCGTCGCGCTGGTTATCGCTGCTGTAGCGGGCGTAGGCGGCGGTTCTCATCGGGCGGACTTTAGGCAGCCTCGTTCAAATCGGGCAAGCCATCCCGATTCGATCGCGAGCGGCTGGAATGGCGGTCTGTAGCCGGTTTTGCCGTCAGATAATCCCGCACGGCACGTTTCGCCAGTTCCTCGATCAGGACCGCCATGGCTGGAGCCATGGGGGCTTTCGGGTCAGCTGCCATGCAGCACCTCCTTCATGAGCTTGCAGGTTGCATAGGCCTCCTGGGACTTCGCCCACCCGAGGCCGGCTTCCTCTCGGAAGCACTTCTCCACGTCGTCCCAGCGCGCTGCCAGCCGCGCCCAGTAGGGCGATATTTCGGCCATGCGAGGAAGATGTGGGCGCATCTCTGGCACGGTTTCGAGAAGGATCAGGCACCGGTTGAAGTCGGCCGGATCGTGCGGGTGCCCGCAGTCATCAGGTCGCACGTCGAACCCAAGGTAGAACGCCATGGTCTTGCTGCTGACACCGGTCTTTCCGTTCGCCAGCCATTCGATGACCCGCTGTTGCGCTGCCGTCGTCATGATGCACGTCCTCGTTCTTCCTGTTCTTCGCGAAGCGCCTCGATCACGTCGTCGGGAAACCTGTAGCCGAGGCCTTTCAGGTATTCCAGGCGGTCAGCGCATGCCCCGGGTGTCGGGTCCTCGAACGACTCGCCGGCGTGCGGCAGATCAATGTCGATGCGATCGGCCTCGTCGATCATCTGGAACACGCGCTCATCGCGTTCGAGCCATTCCCGAAATCTTTCGGCGGTGTAGGGCACCGGCGCCGGCAAGGGCTCCTTGTAGACGATGCGGTTCCCAGCCACGTTCGTGCTCCAGAATCCGCCCACCGACTCGTAGACATAGAGGTCGCACTGAAAATCGTCGGTGCTCCAGCGGCAGTAGCTCACGGCGTGCCCTCCACGCGGCGGAACTCCACCACCCACACCCACGGGTTATCGGCCCAGCTCCAGGAGCCGTTGATCGACTCCCACAGCGACCGAAAGCTCGGGATCGGCTGCGAGAACCATTCGGCAGTGTCGTCGAGCCTTCCCATCGAATAGTCGCAATAGGCTGGCCCGTTCCCGAAGTTGTCCGAGACGCGTTCGATGCCTTCGGCGATGGCCTGCACCTCGCTGATGTCCTGCAACCGCTCCACGCGCACGGCGGTCACTTCGAGCGTGATCCGGCTGGCCCAGCGGGGCATGAAGCGGGCATGGCGGTAGCGTCCCGGCACGGCCTCGCCAGGCGTCGAGCCGAAATCCCGCCAGTCCTTCGCGCTGCTCAGCGCACCGTCGGCCTCGAAGCTGATCGGCGCCCACGGCTTCCGGTAGCCCGCCTCAAGACATTTCTCCGCGATCCGTTTGCCGGACAAGTCGTCCAGGCTTGCAGGCACGCGCCATGCCTCGCGCACCCACAGGCGGTCGCCGGGCATGCCATAGGGACAATCGGCCCAACCGTCCCACTCGCCACCCGTCACGTAATCCGGGTGCCACGGCCACTTCGATCCGTCGGCGGCTTCCTCAAGCTCCCAGGAATGACGAAGCTTCACGACCCGCCGCGTCACGGTCTTGCGGCCTTCGAGGATGGCGCGCACCATCGGCGCCGAAAAGAGGATTGGGCGCTCGCGCACGACCTTGCTCATGCTTCCTCCAGTCGCTTCATTTGGGCAGCAAGATCGGCTTTCTGTTCCTCGACCCATGCGTGCCGGCACGCCCATTCGACGTACTCACCTACGTCCTCACCGCCTTCCGTCGTTATTTCCAATGCCTCGCCGATGCGGCGACAGGCCGTGGTGTTGTAACCGTTCGACAGCGCCTCAAGGATGGACGAGCCTCGGCGCTCGGCGGCCTGCTTTTCCTCTCGACCGATGATGTATCCGAAAGCGAAGCCCGTTCCTGCGATACAGCCAGCCATGAAAAGCTCAAAGATCACGACTGCACCTCGCTACCCGCATCACGGGTGTCTGCTTTCTTCAGCGGCTCACTGGTGTAGGTGATTATCGCGTTGCGGGAGAGGTGGTAATCCTCGCCGCAGTGTGCGCAGGTCTGTACAACCTCGCCGTCGATGCTGTCAAAAGGGATTTCCCAAGCATCGCGTTCGATGTGGCCGCAGTAAGGGCAGGTCGGCTGATCGGTCCACGAGGTATCAGGCACGGCCCACCTCCGGCGCGGCGGCGAGCAGCGCGTTTGCAATCTCGAATAAGAGGCGATGCTCAAGCGAGCCGTGCGACGAGACAGTTATGCCCATCGATCCATCTGCTACGCCGATGTAACGCTCATCACCTCGGCCCATGTCTACACGATCTACGACAATGCCTTCCGGCACTACCGCCCTGGCGCTGGGCGAGGCTAGGGCGGAATGAATGGCAGCGTTGAGGGCGTGATACTCCGCTCGTGCGGCCGCGCATTCGTGTCCGCGCAACCGTGTATCGCACAGGATTTGCAGGCGACTGGAGCACGCCCTCGCTGCAACTAGCAACCGGTCCGTAACCCCGCCATCCTTGCGGACCTGACATTGGGCGGTGAGGGCGTCACGAAGCGCCTTGATTTCATCGGCACCACGCATGCACGCGGCGGCGTCCAGCTTGTCCCACGAGTGACCTTCGCTGTAGTTCTCGGCCATCGCACGCAGCACGTACTCGCGCGTGTCGTCCGTCACCTCGGCAGGCGTGGACGCACCATCGTCCAGCGACCCACAATATTTGCAGTGGCGCACGTCTGCCGGCCCTAGTTCGAACTCGCAATAGCGTCCCGTTGCGGGGCATTCGTCAGGCTCGCGCCCATCGGCAGGCGTGGCGACAGCCGGGCGCGAAGTAAGGTGCCAGCCTCGCTCGATGTCGAGCAAGAGGAGGATCATGTCCGCCAGCAGGTTGTCATCTGCGCGTCCGTCGGTGCGGTACGGGCTCATGGCACGAAGCCTCTCGCGATACTGCTCGTAATTGGCGACAGAAGGATCGAAGCGCCACGGCTTCGCCACCCCATCGCCCACCGCCTGCTCGGGCTTCGGCTGGGCGAGAGCTGCGCGCAACTGCTGCTTGGCGCGCACAGCGAACGTATCGCCACCCACCACGAACGACAGCGCAGCGGAGACACGCCGGTCTAGATCTTCACGAGACGGCGATCCTTTCTCGAAGCCCACACGGGCGTTGTACAACTCACCAATCAGGCACTCAGCTTCCACGCAGAAATCCATCGCCGGGTCCGGGTGGTGGCCGAACCTCCCCAGCTTCTGGTTGCTGGCCTCGCCCCTCGGCTGCTCGGAAGGCTGGGAGACGAACAGTTTCCAGTTATCCGCGTTCGGCACGCGCTTCTGATGGATGGTGTAGAGCTGGTGGCCGCTGTCGGATACACCATCGGCGGCAACCGCGTATACAGCCCGGCAATTGCTGGATTCGTCGTTCACAGGTTGTGCTCCTTGGTGGCGCGTATTAGGTCGGAGAGTCGGAACCGCACGTAGACGCGCTCCTCGCCGTAGTGCATGCCGATCTCGACGAAGCCGTGGCCGAAGTCGGTCAGCTCGCCTATGCCATCGTCGTCACAGACCAGATCCCCTTCGCCCCCATCTGCGAACGACATGATCTGGATTGGCAGCTTGCCCTTCACGCGGCGCGCGTGATCATTGAATTCGGCCGTCATGCCTTCGGTTCCTTCGTCAAGGCTTCACACCCCGCGCCGATGGCGCCCGGGTCTTTGGGATCGGTGAACTTCTGCCAGGGCACCCAGCCGCGCATGCAGTGGAAGCCCCACTCGCGGAAACGCGGGCCGGTGATGAAGAGCGTCAGGCACGGGCCGTCGGTAAGTTCGATGCGATGGGCCGTGCTGGCGCCGCGGGCAACGACGTCACCCTCGCGCCGCTCGGTACGCGTGTGGATGCCGCCGGCGTTGATTCTGTGCTCTACGTACCGGCCGGCCAGCAGCACGCTGACGTTCCACCACGGGTGGTCGTGGAGCGCGCGATCGTCGTCCGAGCGCATGAAGACGTGCAGGTAGACGTTGAACAGGCGATTGCGCGGGATCACCCACCAGCGGAGCAGGTAGGGACGCTCCTGGCCGCCGATGACGACATCGGGCGCGCGCTTCAGCGTGCGGGAGGCGAGGCGGTCGAGGAAGCGCATCATGCCTTGACGGCCTCGCGCACGTAGAACGCCACCGGGCCCCATTCCTCGGCTTCCCACATGCCCGCGAGAAGCCAGCCGCCTTCGGGGGTTTCCGGCGTCCAGGCCGAGAAGTCAGGGTCGCCCTCTTCGAAATAGCGGTCGTTCGCAGCTTGGTCATCGCTCCCATCCAGATGGACGAAGCAGTACTCAAAGCCGGCGTTCTTCAGGGCCTCCGCATCGACGAAGGCCTCATCGTCCCTATCCGTCATAAAACGATCTAGGTCGGGATGCTCGACGTGGCCCATTTCATCGCGGGGCGGCAGGGCGGACGGGTCGAACAGCTTGCGAATGGGCTGATCCATGGTCACTCCTTCGGCCGCTGGGCCGTGACGTAGTTGGCGAACTTCACAGCAAGGTCTGCCCGGTCTTCGAGGCCCGTGAGCTTCTTTTCGCCTCTAACCCACGCCTCGCAACCCATGAAATAAGGCGCGACGGCCAGGACGGCCTTTTCCCAGAAGGCGACTTGGCCAGCCCTCACCGAAGCCTTCACCTCATCGGATTGCTGGCGCTTGCGGCCTGCGGCGTAGCCGCGTGCATAGGCCTGATTCTCGGATTCCTTGCTCATTCGAACTCCGAAATACCGTCTTCAACGAGACGGGCGTTGTAGGCATCGCGGATGCGCTGGCGCTGCTGATCCGCGTCGAGGTCGAGGTCGTCCACCGCGGCAAGGGCGGACTTGAATGCTTCGCGCGCTTCGCTGGTGGAGCAGTCGCGGGCCACGCCCAGGACGTCGCTCCAGTGCTGGCGCGCGGGAACAGGCGCGGTCGGGGGCGTCACACCTTGACGGGGCGCCGTTGCTGGCGAGGGCGTGGCGTGCACGGCCGGCACGAATGGCGGCAGGCTGATCGGTGCTGCCGGCGCAGCTGCAGGGCTGGGAGCCAGACCCACGAGCCACCAGCGCGTGCACCCACCCGTCGTGTCGTGCCTCAGAACCTTCGCATCCTTCAGAAGCTTCTCGATGCGCCGCCGTGCCTGTGGCACCGATAGTCCAGCCTCGCCGGCGATCTCGCGAAGATTCGCGCCCGTGAGAACGGCGGTCCGGTCGCCGCACCGGAACGGCTCCAAGATCATCGAGCGGTTCGCAGCCTTCATGCACGCACGTGCAAGGGCCTTCTCGAACTCCTCGGGGGTGATGGTGGTGGTCATACGTTTTCCGGCAACTCGGCGTGGTCGTCCGTCCAGTCCGCAACCTCTCGCGAGATCAGGCCCCGGATGGTTTCGAGCGTGTTGCAGCTTCCGGCGGTGTCGGTGATTCGCCATCCAGGAAGTTCCAACCCACGGAAGAACTCCCCGTAGGTTCGATAGGCCCCGATGCAGGCGGCTGTGAAGCCCTTGTGCGTCACGACGAGGCCAAGCCGCTGGCGCGTGCCATCATCGCGCTCGAGGAAAAGCTCGTACGTCTTGGCCTTGCGGACCCGGCGGAGCGCGGCGCGCACGGCGCCGGAGGTAATGCCGAACTGCGCGGCTACCTGCTCGGTCGTGCAAGACGCACGCGCCGCGGCGATGGCCTGGTCGCGCTCCGGATCGCGGACATTGGCGTAAATGGGAGCGGCAGCCATCATTCGGGCCTCGGCAGCTTGAAGATGTCGGCGAGCCGATCGAGCAAACGCCGGTGCTCAAGAGCCATCAGGGCGAAGGTGGCATCCCGCTCCGCCTCGCCTGACTCGTGCTCGGGCTGCTCGTCGAGCACCACGTCGGTGAACCGGACCTTGCGAATCACGAGGTCTTCGCCGAGCACGAAGCTGATCCGGTCGTCGAACGTGAGACCGATGCGGAAGACCTGCTTGCCGGTGCGCAGGTGCTCGCGCACTTCGTCGGTGTCCAGATCCTGCCGGCGGCAGCGGGCGACGGCGCCGGAGGCGGTAGCCGGGTCGCGCAGCTCGATCTCGTCGCCCAGGGCGAAGCCAGCCGGCAGTTCGCCGGTGGCGACCCAGTGGGTCATGAGGATGCGGGGCGAATCCTCGGGCGCGAGAGGCACGGCGGGGAAACTGCCGAGCGCTTCGCGGATCTGCGATAGTACGCCTTCTGCGGTTTTGCGGCTGGCGGTGTTCACCACGACCCAGCCGCCAGTGAGATTGGCGTAGGCAGACGTCAAGGTCTGACGGACGAAGGCTCGCGGCAGCAACTCGTTGAGCACGTCGTCCTTGATTTTCTTCCGCTCGCGCCCGCTGACCTTGCGGCCCTCGTTCTCGGCGATCTTCTGCACGCGGCTGGCCAGTTCGTCGTTCACGACCGACGGCGGGAGCATGCGGGACTCGCTGCCCACCACGACCATCGTGTCGTGGCCCACCGTGTGCGTGAGGCGGTCATCGCCGCGGCCGAAGGGCGAGACGAAGCCGCGCGTCGACATCTCCATCGGGCCGACGGCGCGCAGCTGATGCTCGGGTAGCACATCGTCAAGGCGTGACAGGTCGGCGGCCACGGCCGGCGAGAAGCGGAACAGGGTGAGGTTGCGGAAGAGCATGGACGGTCCTTTAGGCGGCGCGCGCCACGGCAAACGGTGGGAGATCAAAGCCAGCCACGCGGGCGGCTTCGGTGATGAGTTCTTCAGCCTTGCGGAAGTCCGCCCGGCGAATGGCATCGGCGATGGACTGCCAGTCCACGGGTTCGTCGGCGTCGTCCAGTTCTGCCGCATCGACGAGGCCGAGCTTGCGAAGGTCGTCCTCGTCGAGTCTGTCGAGCACGTCGGCGACATCGATTTCGACATCCAGCGTTACGACTGGCATGGGATTCCTTTGCCGGCCGGAGCCGGCGTGGCGTTGAAGATCAGGACAAGGAAGCCGCCTCTCGGGCGAGGCCTGACGGGGGGAGAGGGGAGGTCCCCGCGCCGAAAGGCGGCTTGCTTGTGCCCCGTTGCCCACGGGGCGAGGGCCTTAGGGGTGGGAAGAAGCGGGATCGATTACCCAGCAGGCCGCGCCTAGCGCCCAGATGCAGACGATCAGCAGGACAGCCGAGCGCTCGTCGAAGGGCGCAGACATCCACCAGGCAATCAGGCGGCGCATCACGGGCGCACCTCGCATCTCTCGGCGGTGACCAGCACCACGGGTGTGTCGTAGGGCCCCATGGTCCCGACCGGCTCGGTCTTGTGGCCGTGCACGCATGACACGGACGACTGCGTGAGCGTCGAAACCTTGAGGTCGGGCCGCGGCCGGAACTCGCCGCATGCCGAGAGCGCGAAGATCGCGAGGCCGACCAGCAAGAACAGGAACCAGCCGGCACGCTCGAACCAGCGCTGCAGCAAGGACTCCGACGATGCTGGCGTCTGCTGCCGAACAGGGAGGCGCACCACGGTGGCGCGGAACTCGCTTTCGGCTGCGCGCATGTCATGCCGCGCGGTGTTCTGGATGTCGGCGTAGCGCAGAGCCTGCCTCTGGCGGACGGTGAGGGCGCTCATGGTGTGTCGCCCTCGTCGGTGTAGCCCTTGGCCCGAAGGCAGGCGGGAACCGTCTCGTTCTGGAGGTACGCCTCACGCTCGCGCTGCGGGATGTTGTCCGGTACGACGGCGCCATAGGTGCACTGCTCGATGTCACGGTCGCGCTGCGTCTTCTGGACAGCGCAGCCGAAGGCGGCAAGGCAGGCGAGGGTGACGAGGTAGATGCGGAGGGAGGCGTTCATGCCACACCCCGGATCGCTTCCTGCGAGGATTCGACCGCCATCAGGCTGTAGTGCCTCACCGCCAGCTCACGCGCAGCCGCTTCGAGGGAGAGCATGGCGTTGCCAAGCGCGACGTACGCTTCCATGGCGTGGAAGGCCGCCCCCGGTGGGGCATTGACGTCGGACTCGATGTCCGCGATCAGTTGATTCGTGGCCTGGGACAGTTCCCCCGCACGTTCGGCGAGCGTCTGGCAGGTCGGCTGGTTCAGGTTGGTGCCCATGGTTCTCTCCCTCGCCGGTGGTTGGCGGCGTGGAAGTGAGGCTATGGCATTCCATAGCTAACTGTCAATGGGATTCCATAACTTTTTTTGGCAGGCGAGAAAAAGGCCGCCGAAGCGGCCTGAGCTGGAGCGCGGTCGTCAGACCTTTACAGCGTGGTGGGCGTGATCTCGACCCCAGAATTCGGGTTGATAGTGATCCGGAAGCGCTTTTCGTCGCCCGGCTTCAGGATGGTGGAAACCTCGCGGCGGTCCTTGCCCTCGCGGTATCCGCACAGCCCGGAGCCGGTGTTCCAGGTGCCGACGATGTGCTCGCCGGCGGGGACGTGGAACGTGGCGCGCTCGCCGGTGGCGACCTTCGCCGCGACCTTGCCGTCGATGAAGATGGCGCCGTAGCAGCCGCTGCCGGACATCCCGACGTCACGGGTGACCACGATAGTGGCGTCGCCGTCGGTTGGGGATTGGAAGGCCAGCAGCCGGTCAGCGGGCGGCTGGCGCAGCTGGTCGGGGCGGGGCGGCTTCGTGACGCAGCCGGCAATGGCGATCGAGCAGGCAGCAAGAATCCAGGCGTGGCGCATTCCCTTTCCCCTGTGGATGGTCGGTCCCGATGATACGAAAAAGCCCGCCGAGGCGGGCTTTCTACCTAGTGAGTCAGGTCACGCATCAGTCACTTAGCGATTGATTTTACGATCTCAGAAGCTAGCTGCGCATTATTCGCGGCAAGCAGCGTGCCGATGATTCCCCACAACGCGGCGACGATCAATACCGCACCGGTGAGCCCCCACCCCAACAATTGGGCCTTGGTTGGGACGTGCTTTAAGCGCTCGCTGACTCCGGCTAGAGTCACTTTTATGTCAGTAAGATCGGTCTCACACCGCTCAACCACGCGCTCTAAGCGATCAACTCTCGGGTCCATACCACCTCCATTTGGGGGCTCGCCGCCGGATAAAAAGTCTCCTTGGCGGACATCGCTCCACGGCCCCTTGGTCACCGTCATTGTTACCCTTCCTTGTTTTTCTGCTGGTCTAGCCAGTAGCCCACGACGAACGCATCGTGAATACGCTGGAAGCCGCAGTTGTAGCACATCATAGCCAATACCGGCCGCGCGCGCCCATGAGTCGTCAAAAGTGTCGAATCTTGCTGCCTGAGCTTCCCGTAGGGCAGTCCGAAGAAAAGCCCATCGTCATTATGTCCCATGAACAACCACGAGGTGCTGCCGCACGACATGCACGAGTCGGTGGCCCCTTTAGCGCGTAGGTACTCCTGAACACCTTCCAACGTGATCGCGTCGAGCTTTTCACGGTCGGTCTTTTCCATCAATCCTCCCAGCTACCGATCCACCGCACGCGGCCGTGGATCTCGAACTGCCTTGTTTCGTCGACCGCGACGGGCTTCCGCCACTTCGGGTCGTCCTTGTTGTCGCTCGATATGAACCACCGCCCACCCAGCTCGACCAGCCGCTTAGCCATGAGGTCGCCCTCGTAGCTGATCACATAGATCTTGTCGTCCCGAGGCTCGATATCTGAAGTGTCGAAGAGGATCGCGTCCCCGTTCTTGATGGTCGGGGCCATGGAGTCGCCGCGGCCGTAGAGCACGGCCAGCCGTTCGGCGTGGAGCTTCTTCCGCCGCAGGCTCTCGGCTCGGAATTTCAGCTTATGGGTCTCGGCGTACTCGTCCACCACGGCACCATCGCCCAGGGCGGCAGCTTGGCGCACCCCGATGATATCGGCCCAGCCTTCCTCGGCTGGCGGCTCATCGCTCGCTTCCATGGGGCCTTTGCCGGTTTCCAGCCATTCCACGCGCACGCGGAGGGCCTTCGCCAGCACGTGGAGCTTCGTGCTCGACGACTGGTCACTGTTCTCGATGCCGGCCAGCGTCGGATATGGCAGATCCGCGGCCTTCGCCAGAGCAGGCCGAGACATCTTCAGGCGCAGGCGCGCCTCCTTGATTCGTTCACCCACGGTCATGGGCGAATGGTTATGGAAACCCGTTATGGGATGCCGTTGACAGCGAGTTATGGGATGCCATAGGCTTCGCCCCATGAAGCCATGGTCCGAACGAATCGCAGATTTGCAGAACGACGGCTGGTCGCTCACCGCGCTTGCCTCAGCCATTGGCTGCTCGCCTCAAGCCCTGTCGGACATCAAGCAGGGAAGGTCGCAGGAGCCCAGGGGAATGGCAGCCGTGCGCCTGCACCACCTGCACCTTTCCGGCGCGAAGCCTCCGGTCGATCCAGTCCCCGCCGGGAAGGTGGCCTGACGTGCTCACCGATTTCCTCTGCCTACTGACGTTTGCCGCTCCGTCCATGTGGATGGTGTTCAAGGCGACGACCCCGAATCGAACTGAGAGGCGCCCATGAGCCTGATCTTCTCCATCGCCGTGCTGGCGTTCGTGGCGTACGACTTCGTCCTGCTGTCGCGCATGCGCAAGGCGGTCAACGCCGCGCTGGAGGCGACCTCCGAACTGGAAGATCTATTGCGCGTGCGACCCACAAAAGCAGGCGAGATCGTCGTAGACCTCAAGATCGATGCGGCCCAGGCCTCCGAAATCCTCCGAGACCTGACGGAGCGGATCAGGTTGGACCAGGAGGCGTCTTCCCAAGAAAAACCCGATTCGCCTCGTCCCGGACAGCCTCCATCTGCGCATTGACCACCTCGAGCGCGCTTACGCGCGGCCCCTCGGGAAGTTCGCGTGCCTTGTCCAGATAGAGCGAATGCTCGTTGTCGATCAGTTGGTTCAACCGCTCCATGAATGCCATCCGGTCCGGCAGCTCGCGGATCAGCGCAGTAAGGATCAGTTCCACCGCGCGGAAACGCGCGTCCTTGGTGAATTCGGGCGTGTAGGTGACGTCGCCAGGGCTCTTTTCCATGGGTTCCCCTTCGTGTGTGGTTGGTGGTGTCGCAGCTCGATTCTGCCACGAAGGGAAACCCGCCTTTTCCGTACGCCGTGATGTCCATGGCGTAAGTGTCGCAACCAGTGAGATTCACCACCATGACGAAGCGTTTTCACGAAACCCGAATCGAACTGGTTCGCCGGATTGCCCGCGAGGCACAGGCCGAACGGCAGCTGGTCGTCACAGCCTTCGCTGACACCTTCGTGACACTGGCGCACACGATGGCCGCCGCGGCGTTCGACGAGTCGAATCTGCGCCTGCCGCACCCGACCGATGGCAGCCAGTACGAGAAGGACAGGGCGCACAACCGCCAGATCGTGGACCGTTGGCTGCGCGGCAAGGTGGAGGAGTTCCCGGCAGAGTTCGAGGAACCCTGGGTGATGGCGTTGCCTGAGCCTGCTCGCGAGCGCGCGCTGCTGGCGCTGTTCGATCGCTACGACCGTCTGCCGGCGAAGAAGCTGGCGCCCGATCAGGGCCTTTCATCCTTCAGCGACATGCTGGCGCACGCCGCGCGCGTCACCGACGCCATGGCGCCGATCGTGGCCGACGGCAGGATTGACGAAGGCGACAGGCCGCACCTGAAGCCCGCGCTCGAGGCCGTGTCGCATCTCATGGCCAGTCTCGCTGGCATGCAGGCCCAGCTCGCCGCGGCGTTGCCGGACGAGGCGAGGAACGTCGTGCTGATGCGGAGCGCAGGCTGATGCGTCACACCCTGACGATTCGCGAACGCCTCGTGTGGCTGCGCACGCTACGCGCTCTGAAGGCCTTCGCCCCATGAACCGCCTGTCGTCCCCTGCGTACCGCCAGGCCCTGCGCGACTTCGCGCACCTGGAAGCGCATGGGCCGACACCCGAGCAGCTCACCGCTGCCGAAATGCACCTCGCCTCGCTGGCGCCATCGCCGCCGCAGGGCTCGTTGTTCAACCCGCAGCACGCTAACTCGGGAGTAGCTGCCCGAGGACAGCCGGATCCGGCCGGTTGCGTGTCTGCACTTTCCCGGAACCCGGAGTGACCATGCACGACAAGTCTATCGACGACATTCTCGGTATCTCGCGCAAGTTCCACGACCTCATCGACCACGCGTCGATCTCTGAGGCGCAGGTGGCCCAGATTATCGGCGTGGGCGCCGCCGCACTCGTTGCCCTACGGCAAATCCTCGATCCGACCCCGGAGCAGGTAGCAAAGCTCCAGAGCGGCCTGGATGCCATCGTCCTCGAGAAGACGGGCAAGGCGCCGACACGAAGCGCGGTGCACTGACATGGCGACCGAACACTGGTTCCGCTGGCACCACGGCACGGTCACGGACCCGAAGTGGAAGACCGTGGCGTCACGCGCCGCACGAGCGCTGTCACGCAATGTCACGGTAGGTCACGTTGTGTCCATATGGGCCGCGATGATGGAGAACGCGTCACAGGCGCCGGTGCGCGGCGAACTGCTGAACTGGTCCGATGAGGACATCGGTGCGGCCCTCGACATCCCCGAAGACGAGGTCAAGGCGATCCGCATTGCCATGCAGGGGAAGACCCTGGAATGCGATCGCCTGACAGCCTGGAAACGTAGGCAGCCCAAGGCCGAGGACGCTACGGCGGCTGAACGGAAGCGTGCCCAGCGCGAGCGTGACCGACAGGCCGATGTCACGGCGCAACAGGTGGAGTCACGGCATGTCACGGAAGGTCACGACAGAGGAGAGGAGAGGAGAAAAGAAGAGAAAGAGCAGATGCCGCCAACTTCGTCGGCGGCTGCTCCCGTTCCTCCCGTCTCCGGCGACAGCAACCGCCCCGACAAGACACCCAAGCGCAACGGCACCCGTCTCCCCGAGGACTGGCGACCGACGCCCGAACTGATCGCCGCCGCACGCGCCGAGCGCCCCGACATCGACCTCCGGCTGGAGACGGCGAAGTTCCGCGACCACTGGCATGCGAAGACGGGCAGGGACGCGACGAAGCTCGACTGGGACGCGACCTACCGGAACTGGATCCGCAACGCCCGTAGCCCGAACGGCTTCGCCCAGCGCGTTGACCCGCCTCGTCACCGCGAGGAACTGCGCCGATGAACCTGCGCGTGCCACCGCACTCGATCGAGGCCGAGCAGAGCGTGCTAGGTGGGCTCATGCTCCGGCCGGACGGCATCGACGTCGTGTCCTCGCACCTCGAGGTCGAGGACTTCTACCGGGGCGATCACCGCCTCATCTTCCGGGCCATGGTGGCGCTTTCTGCCCGCGGCACCCCGTGCGATGCGATCACCCTGGGCGACTGGTTCGCGAAGCACGACTTTGACCAGGTGCCGCCGGCTTACCTGATGCAGCTGGCCAACGACACGCCGAGCGCGGCGAACATCGTCGCCTACGCCCGTATCGTCCGTGAGAAGGCTATCCGCCGCCGCGTCATTGACGCCGCCGTGGGCCTCGTCGAGGACGCCTACGGCGCCGAACGCGAGACTATGGACCTGCTCGACGGCGGTATCGGACAGCTGATGAGCATGCAGCACGTCAGCCAGAACACCGAATACACCCTTCGTCAAACCCTGACGATTGCGTACGAGGCAGCGATGGCCGCCAAGGCGCGGGGCGGCCGGATTCCCGGTATTCCCACTGGCCTTACCGAACTGGACGACGTCCTCGGCGGCCTGCACAACTCCGACCTCATCGTGATCGGCGCCCGGCCCTCGGTGGGCAAGACGGCGCTGCTGCTGAACATCGCGCTGGGCGACGATGGCAGCGCTGGCCTGTTCTCCACGGAGCAGCCGGTCGTGCAGATCGGATCGCGCCTCCTGGCCATCAAGGGCGGCATCAATGCCTCTCGCCTGCGCAATGGCTCCCACGACGACGAAGACCTGGGCCGCATGGCCAACGCCGTGGCGGACTTGATGGAACGCGAGCTGATGATCAGCGACGCGGCCGGTCTGACCATCGGTGAGCTGCAGCGTGTCGCCCGCCGCTGGAAGCACAAGTACGGCATCAGGCGCCTGCTGGTGGACTACCTGCAGCGCGTGAAGGGCAACGACCCGCGCGCCTCGCGCATCGATCAGGTGGGAGAGGTTGCCGTGGGCCTGAAGGACATCGCCCGGGAACTCGACATCCCTGTCATAGCGCTGGCGCAGGTGAACCGCGAGGTCGAGAAGCGCACCGACAAGCGCCCGAACATGGGCGACCTGGCGAACTCGAGCGAGATCGAGAAGGAAGCCGACCAGATCCTGATGCTCTACCGGGACGAGGTCTACAACAAGGATTCGGCCGACAAAGGCCTGGCCGAGATCAGCGTGGAGAAGAACCGTCACGGCCCCACGGGATTCATCCGCGCCGTCTGGCACGCCGAAACGATGCGCTTCCGCGACTTCTCGCACCACGGGGCTTATGACTATTGACCTACTCTCGCGGATCGAAGCTGATCGCGCAGCGGGGCGTGCAGCGCTGGAGAAGGAGCGCGCAGTCCTTCGGGCGAAGTTTCCATTCGTGGCCGAGATTGTCGCCGCGTTCCGCGAGGCCTCCGCGGCTGATCCGACGCCCCCGCGCCTCCTTCCGCGCCCGGTATATGCCGTCAACGACCAGGGCGAGAAGTGGGGCGGTGCGCCGCGTGTGGACGGTCTGCCGGTGGACGGCGACAAGCTGGCGCACCTCCCCGAATTCGAAGCGAGCTGGCGCCGGTTCTACGCGAAGCAGTCCGACGACCGGAAGACCTACAACGAGCGCATGCAGCGCGCGATCCGGCCCCACATGAGAGGCAACGAGGAATGAGACATACCAATCGCCTGAGCCGCAGCAAGGTGAGCGACCTGCGCGTGCACATCGGCAACTTCAACCACGTGGGCGGCGAATACCTGGTGAAGCGGGTGAAGGCCGCTATCAGCGACCACGGCCGCATAGCCCTGTTCGCCGGCGAGAACGGGGAGGTGGCCGCGTACTCCTGGCGCCACGTCGACTACGACCGGCACTGCCGCGTTCACGCGAAGGAACTTGTGGGCATCTACCAAGCCAAGCGCGAGGGCGAGCGGCTGACTGTCGCCGATCTGCAGGAGATCGAGCAGGACCTCGTCTGCCATATCGAGTCCCTGAGCGGGAGGAGAGCGGCATGAAGCGAATCACGTTCGGACCATTCGTCGTTCGCTGGACTTGCACGCGTTGCGGCGAACACGCACTTTCCGCATTCGTCGGCCATCATTGTTCGAACTGCGGCGTCGGTTTCTATACCGCTCGAACGGTACGGCGTCGCGTGTTTCTCAAGCGGGCCTGGTGGCGGCGACAGGAGATGTTCTGGCAGGTGGCCAGCCGATGAAGCGCACCCCTCTCATCCGGAAGACGCCGCTCCAGGCCCGCCGCGGCTTCGCTGCAACTGCGGTCATCCGCGAGGCGAAGAAGCGCGTAACGGTGGCCTTCGACGAGGCTGGAAAGGCCCAGACGGCATACCCCCGTAAGACCCTAACGGCCAAGCCGAAGCCCAGGCCCACGCAGGCGGAGCGGGAGCGCTGGGTGGCGGCGCGCGTTCGCGGGTGCGTGGCGTGCTACCTCAACGAGACGGAACGGTTCTGCTGCCGGGCAAGCTATGGCCAGGAATTGGAGATCCACCACCTGCTCAGTGGCGGTCGCCGGCGGGGCCACCGTTTCACGGTGTGCTTGTGTCACTACCACCATCAGGGCAAGCGGCTCGTCTTCGCGAACCTCGGGTACGAGGATCACGCCGTCGCCTATGGCCCGAGCTTCGGGTGTCAGCCCCGTCTCTTCCGCGAGGTGTACCGCGACGACGACGCCTTGCTGGGCCTCCAGGACTGGATGATCGCGAACCTGCCCGTGCGCTTTCCGGAGGCTGCATGAAGCCTCTGGTAGTGGATATTGAAGACCTCAAACTGCTTGCGGGCCCGAACTCGCGAGGCCACTGGCGCAAGAAGGCCAGTCGCGTGAAGCGAGAACGAGAGGCGGCACACTGGACCCTGCTCGATGCCAAGCGTCCGCCGCTCCCGGTCGTGGTGAGGTTGGTGCGCATCGCGCCTCGTTCGCTCGATGACGACAACCTGCAGGGCGTCTTCAAAGCCATCCGGGACGGCGTGGCGGACGCCTACGGCATCGACGACAAGGACCGGAGCAGGATTCGGTTCGAGTACGACCAGGAGCGCGGCGCTCCCCACCAGTACGGCGTCCGGATCGAGGTGCGGCCGGCATGACCATCCATTTGCCGACCCGGGCATCGTCAAGGCTTAACGCTGTGCGCGAGTCAATCAATGCGATAGGCGAAGTAGCCCAGGCGCACATCGAGATGGCTAAGGCATGCGAGCGCGCGGCGCGCGAACTGAATAGGGCCGCCGGCGACTTTCGCCGTGCAGCACGCCAAGAACGAAAGAACGGTGCCGCTGGCGCCGTGCACGACACGCGGAAGTAACCAGGGGAACCCCATGCACACCGGAAAGCGACTCGCCATGCTCAATCCAAAGAACTGCCGGTTCGACATCGGCTCGGGAGGCATCCCCGACATCGTGGCCACGGACGTAGCTGCCGCCCTCGGCATGGTCGATGCTGGCATTGGCCGCGAGATTCTCTGCCGCGTGTGGTGGCCAGATGGCGCGCGCCTGACGGCTACCCAGTTGCGCGACCTGGTTGATGTGAAGATCCGCGACGAATGGGCAAGGCGCGAGGCAGCGATGCTCGATGGGCTTCTGGCGATCGCGGCCCGCGGCAGCAGGGGGCAGCGGACCTACGCCGATGCTCACGCGGCACGCTGGCCGCGGATGGTTGTCCGTGAGCACGAGGTGCCCCAGCTTGCGCCGGGTTACGCGAAGGTGCGCGACGCGGTGATAGAGGAACTGGCGAGCGCGGGCTTGTGCCAGGCATGCCATGGGCGCGGTCAGGTCGCTAACGACATGCGGGTGTACCGGACCTGCAAGGATTGCAGCGGGGAAGGGCACATGCGACTGAGCGAGCGAGGCCGTGCCGATCTATGTGGGCTCTCGTGGAAGACCTACCGCGAGGGCTGGGCAACCGTCTACGATTGGACCTTCCAGGCGTGCACCGATGACCTCCACAGGGCGGAGCGCCAGTTCCAAGGGGCTTTAGTATGAAGGCAAACGAGATCGTGGCGCCTGGGTACTACTGGTGCACGCATGACTTAGAGCGTATTGCTGTAGATGACAGCCGTTTTCCAAGGGAGTGGCAGGTGGTTATGTTCGAAGACGGCATCCTCTGGCGCACGGGGACTGAGATATCCACGCACGTGAGTGAAGCTCCAGAATACGTGGAATTCTTCGGGCCCTTAGAACCGCCTAACTTGGGTGGGTGATGCCCACCCAAAAAATCAATACACTCGCGCCTAGTGATACAACCCACTGAAGCCCGGCCAAGCGCCGGGCTTCGTCGTTTTCGTCCCGCCGCGGGGACGACCGGCCGTCTCGTCGCCTCCCCTGGCGAGGCGGCCAACCTATTCGGAGAACCCATGGAAGCCCAGACGCTGAGCAAGGTGGCGAATATCTCGCTGCCGCGCGCCAAGCTGTGGGCGGAACCTCTCTCCACTGCCATGCACCTGTACGACATCGAGTTCGACTGGCGCATGGCGATGTTCATTGCGCAGGTTGGGCATGAGTCGGCCGGCTTCTCACTCACCAGGGAAATCTGGGGCCCGACGAAGCAGCAGAAGGGCTACGAGGGGCGAGAAGACCTGGGTAACACCCAGCCTGGCGATGGCGAGCGGTTCAAAGGCCGCGGTCTGATCATGATCACCGGCCGGGCCAACTACGCCGCCGCGTCGAAGGAATTCGGCGTGGACTTCGTCCACAGCCCGACGCTCTTGGAACGCGAGGACTACGCCGCCCTGACCGCCGGCTGGTGGTGGAAGAAGCACCGCTGCAACGAGATCGCCGACGAACGCGACTTCGTGGCCCTCACGCGCCGTATCAACGGCGGCCTGACTGGCCTGGAAGACCGCACCCTGCGCTGGGAGCGCGCCAAGTTCGAGCTGGGTGTCAGAACGTGAGCGAGATGCCGCCGTCGCCACCGCTGGACTGGGTCCGGCTGTTGGCCGTGTCGGCCTTTGCCGCAGTGGGCGGTGCGATCGGCGCGGTCCTTCGAGCGATGGATGCCTCGCAGCCGCTTTCGGTCACCCGTGCCCTGATCGAGTTCTTCGCCGCCGGCTTCGTAGGAGCCTTGAGCGGCCTTCTCTGCTCGGCGTGGGGACTGAGCATCGTGTGGACCGCCTTCATCGCCGGCACCTTCGGCATGTTGGGCGCCCGTGCAACCGTCCAGGTGATGCAGCGCTTTGTCTGGGCGAAGCTCGGGCTCAACCGGAGTTCGCAAGATGGCAAGCCTGATCAGTAAGGCCCTCGGCTGGCTCACCGGAAACGTGCGCCTCATCATCGAATACGTCCTGATCCTCGCGATCATCGTGCTCGGCGTATATGGAACGGTGGCCTACTTCCGCACGAGGTCGCTGACGGACACGACGATCACGCTCAGCGAGAAGCTGGGAAAGGTGAGCGGCACGCTCGACCAGCAGGTGAGCGCCAATGCCGACCAAGACAAGGCGATCGCCGAATTGAAGCGCCTGCGAGAGATCGACAGCCAGGCTTTGAATGGCCTGCATGATGAGCTCGACAAGGCCGATACCAAGGGCCAAGCCCTGCGGGACAAGGTCCGCCAGCTGGAGAAGACGAATGCGGATGCCAAAGCCCTGCTGGACACTGCCGTGCCTCCTACTCTTGGCTGCGTGCTCGACGGCAGGCCATGCCCCGGATCAGGTGGTGACGACCCGGACGGTGGTGCAGCAGGCAAAGCCCGCTGAGGGCCTGCTTCAGCTGTGCCAAAAGCCCGTGCTCGTTGAGACGAAGACGGTGCGAGACATCACGGACAACAGCAACGCGCGGCAAGTGGCGTTCGACAAGTGCGCTGCTCGTCTGCGATGCCTGGTCTGGTGGATCAACGCTGCGGACCGCAAGGCACCGCCAGCCGAGTGCATGACCGATGGCAAGGCTGAGAACGCTCGGTAGCCGGGTCGCTATGGCGCCGTCCAGGCAACCAGCGACGCAGCGAAGCGCGGATCGACGGATGACGGGCAGGGCTTTGCAGGAGCGCCGCCTGCGCATCTGGTCGCGTAACCCTCACTGTGCCGGCTGCGGTCGGCTGGTCGCCATGCACGAGTTCGAGCTTGACCACATCGTCGCCCTAACCAACGGCGGCGCCGACGTGGACGACAACTGCCAGGTCCTGTGCATCGGACCCGATGGGTGTCACCACCGCAAGACGCAGACCGACCTCGGTCGGTCGACGTGAACGAGAACGAGTCGCATCGGGGTTCGCGTGCTTTGCCCCGCGCCCGATGATGCGAACGAGTCGCATCGACGAGGGTGGGGGCGGGTCAAAAGTCTGGCCCGATCCGGACCGGAAACCGACCGTCCCCGCACGCAGAGAAAATTTCCCCTGTTTGATTAATCGCAGCAGGGGCAGGAAATCAAACAACCCGCGCCGCGCAAGGCTTTGAGGCCTATCGGGCGCATCGAGGTGAGGCATGCCGCGAGGTGGCCCCCGCCCGGGTGCTGGCCGACCGAAGGGCAGCACCTCGAAGGGCAAAAAGACGTCCGCACCGAAGGCGGGCGCGAAGACGACGAAGAAGAAGGTGGCCGGTCGCGTCGCGGCGCTCCCGCCTGGCCCGCCTCTGACCGATGAGGTGTTCGAGGGTGAGGTACTGCCAGCGGAGCTGACACCGCTGGAGTACATGCTCAAGGTGATGAACAACCCGAAGGCGGAAGCGGATCGACGGGACCGCATGGCGGTCGCCGCCGCGCCATTCGTGCACGGGAAGATGGGCGAGAAGGGCAAGAAGGACGCCAAGCGCGAGGCAGCGGCAAGCGCGGGAGGCGGGCGATTCGCCTCGGCGCCTCCGCCGCCGCGCACCGGGCGGGTGAACTGACCGCATGGAGTGGAGTACCGCCTGCCCGGACTGGGCGGATCGGCTGCGCGCCGGTGAATCGATCATTCCGCCGCCGATCTTCCCAGATCGCGCCGCCGAAGCGCTCCGGGTATTCAAGGAACTGCGTATCGTCGATGCGCCGGGAAGCCCTACCTTTGGCGAAGCGTGCGACCAGTGGGTGTTCGACTTGGTGGCCTCGATCTTCGGGGCATACGACGCGAACACCGGCCGCCGGCTGATAACCGAGTGGTTCGTGCTGATCCCGAAGAAGAACAGCAAGTCCACCATCGCGGCCGGCATCATGATGACGGCCCAGATCCTGAACTGGAGGCAGTCTGCCGAGTTCTCGATTCTGGCGCCGACCATCGAGATCGCTAATAACAGCTTCCTTCCGGCTCGCGATATGGTCCAGCGCGACGAGGATCTGGAAGACCTGATGCACGTGCAGGTGCACGTGAAGACCATCACGCATCGCGAGAGTGGTGCGACGTTGAAGGTCGTGGCCGCCGACAACAACACGGTAGGCGGCAAGAAGTCGGTGGGAACACTGGTCGACGAGCTCTGGCTCTTCGGCAAGCAGCACAACGCCGAGAACATGCTTCGTGAGGCGACTGGCGGCCTGGCTTCGCGCCCCGAGGGCTTCATCATCTACCTGACCACGCAGTCGGACGACCCTCCGGCGGGTGTGTTCCGGCAGAAGCTTCAGTACGCGCGAGACGTGCGCGACGGCAAGATCGAGGACAAGCGGTTCGTCCCGATCATCTACGAGTTTCCCGCGGCGATGATCGCCGAGGGCGAGCATCGGAAGCCGGAAAACTTCCACATGGTGAACCCCAACATGGGGTACTCGGTGGACAAGGAATACCTGGAACGTGAGTTCCAGAAGGCAGAGACGGCTGGCGAAGAGTCAATGCGCGGCTTTCTGGCCAAGCACCTCAATGTAGAGATCGGTCTGGCGCTGCGTTCCGACCGGTGGGCCGGGGCGGATTTCTGGGAGCGGCGTGCCGGAAAGGTAGGGCTGCCCGATCTGCTCCGGGACTGCGAGGTTATCGACGTAGGGATCGACGGCGGCGGCCTGGACGACCTGCTGGGCTTTGCCGCGATCGGTCGGCACAAAGAAACGAAGCAGTGGATGGTGTGGACCCGAGCCTGGGCGCACCCGTCGGTACTGGAGCGGAGAAAAGAGGTCGCGCCGGCACTGCTGGATTTCGAGAAGCAGGGCCACCTCGCGCTCGTTCGCCAGATCGGAGACGACGTGGACGAGGTGGCTAGCTTCGTGGCCCAGATCGAAGAGGCGGGCCTTCTTGACATGGTCGGTGTCGATCCGGCCGGCCTGGGCGGCATCCTGGATGCGCTTGAGGATGCCGGCGTGCCGAAGGACAAGGTCGTGGGCATCAGCCAGGGCTGGAAGCTAGGCGGAGCGATCAAGACGGTCGAGCGGAAGCTGGCCGAGGGAACCATCGTCCATGGCGGACAGCCACTGATGAACTGGTGCGTCGGTAATGCCCGCATCGTGCTCACGAGCAACGCCATCAACATCACAAAGCAGGCCAGCGGCACGGCGAAGATCGATCCGCTGATGGCGCTGTTTAACGCCGCCTCGCTCATGTCCCTTAACCCGGAGAGCCGCGCCGGAATGGATGACTACCTCAACAACGGCTTCTTCGGGCTGGTGGGCTGACTATGGCTTTTCGTTGGTACAACCCGCTCTCGTGGCGCATGTTCGGCTACACCGACCCAAAGACGGGCGACTACGTCGAGGTCGATATGGAGGTCGGTGGCGGCCGGCGCACACGCGCTGGCGTCACCATCACGCCGAAGCGCGGCATGTCCATCCCGATCGTATGGGCATGCGTGAAGATCCTCAGCGAGTCGGCGTCCGGCCTACCGCTCAAGCTGTATGACGACGACGCCGGCACGCGCGTGCTGGTCAAGGGTGACGGTGTCGTCAACAAGCGGCTCCTGCGGCTTCTTCGGAAACCGAACCCATGGATGACGCTGCTCAACTTCCTCAAGGCCATCGTCGTCAACATGGCGCTGCGTGGGAACGCCTACGCGATCATCGAAAGGAATGCCGAGGGGGACTGGATCGGCCTGATCCCGGTGCCGACGGACAACGTTGAGGTCGACACGACCGAGGCCTTGATCTACTGGGTCACCCTAAACGGGGAACGGTTCGCGGTGTCGCCGGAGAACATGCTGCACTTCAAGCTGTTCAGCCAGGACGGCATCACCGGGCTGTCGCCGGTCGAGTATCAGGCCGAGACCATGGGCATCGCCAAAGCGGGCCAGGACTGGTCGGCGCGCTTCATGCGTAAAGGCGGCTTCACTGGCGGCTATGTCATCTACAAGCAGTTCCTGACGAAGACCCAGCAGGAACAGGTCATGGCGAAGTTTCCCGACATTCGGGAGGGCGACGTCGACGACATCGGCAAGATGGCGATCTTGCAGGGCGACCCCACGGTGTTGCCTGCGGGCCTGAGCCAGAAGGACAGCCAGTTCATCGAGTCGCAGCAGTTCCAGGAAGAGGCCCTCGCTGGCATCTGGGGCGTGCCGCTCTACCTGGCCCAGCGTGCGAGCAAGACCTCGATCATGGGCTCCAACCTGGAGCAGCAGACGAGCGGCTTCGTCACCTTCGGTCTGAAGCCGTACACGGACGCGATCGAGGACGAGATCAACGACAAGCTCTTCGGCGACTCCACCATGTTCGTGGAGTTCGTCATGGAGGGCCTCCTGCGCGCCGACAGCGCCGCGCGTGCGAACTACTACAAGGCCGCCCTAGGCGGTTCGGGTGGGTCCGGATGGATGTCGATTAACGACGTCCGGGTGAAAGAAAACCTGCCGCGGCTCGAAGGCGCCGAATACGACCGAATCACTCGCTGGGAGACCACCGATGCTCCACAAGCTTGAAGTCCCCTTCGAGGTGAAGGCCGCGGACGACGCCGGCAACTTCGAAGGCTACGCCGCCGTTTTCAACAACATCGACTTCGGCGACGACGTCATCCTGCCCGGTGCCTTCGTCCGGGTGAAGACCACGCGGGGTGGCCGCTTGAAGCTGGCGCTGTTCCACGACCTCACGCGCCTGATCGGCTCGGCCGAGTATCGGCAGGACGACCACGGCCTCGCCGTCAAGGGCAAGGTGAACCTGGGCGTCAGCTACGCGCGCGATGCGTACGCGCTGATGCAGGACGGCACGCTCGACTCCATGTCGATCGGCTTCAACACCATCGAAGACGCGATGGAGACCCGCAACGGGCGCTCCGTGCGCGTCATCAAGCAGGCCGAACTGTGGGAGGCGTCCATCGTCCCGTTCGGCATGAATCCCAAAGCGCAGGTCACCAGCGTGAAGGGCGATATCCGGCTTTTCGAAGGCGCCCTCCGCGAGCGGCTGGGCCTTTCGCAGAAGGAGGCGGCGGCAGTCGCCTCGCTCGGCTTTCCGGCGATCCACCGTGATGGTGAGGACGCGGCCACGGCGACCGTGGAGGAGCTGAAAAAAATGCACCTCAACTTCCAATCCATCATCGGAGCACACGCATGACGACCGAAATCAAAGACCTGCGCGAATCCCTCGAAAACGAGCTGAAGACCGGCTTCGCGGGCTTGCAGAAGAAGTACGACGCGGCCATGAGCGAGATCGAGAAGGGCAACTCGGTCACCACGGAACTGAAGTCCCTGATCGAGAAGCAGAAGGGCGAGATCGAAAAGACCATCGAGAAGGTCCAGAAGCTCGAAGAGAAGGGGCTCAAGCTGCGTGGCGCCAATCCCGAGCAGAAGAGCTTCATCGACCTGATCAAGGGCAACGAGGACTACAAGGCCCTCAGCGAGAAGAAGCAGCAGAAGGCCGAGATCGAGTTCACGAAGGGCGACATGGTCGCGATGATGGAGACCAAGCTGGTCACCAGCGCAGGCATCGTGGCACCGGTCTACGATCCGGTGATCCAGGACAAGCCCCGCCAGGAACTGGCGATTCGCGATCTGATTCCGAGCACTCCGGTGACGGGGAACGCGTACACCTACTTCCGCGAGCTGCTCCACACGCGCGGCGCAGCGCCGGTCGCGGAAGGTGGCACCAAGCCGTCCAGCAACGTGACGTTCGAGCCGCACACCGACACGATCAAGAAGATCGCAGTGTGGATGCCGGTAACCGACGAAGCGCTCGATGACGTGCCGCAGCTGCAGAGCTATCTCTGGGAGCTGCTGCGCTACGACCTGAAGCTGGAAGAGGAAGCCCAGCTGCTGAAGGGTGACGGCACCGGCAACAACCTGAACGGCCTGATGACCCAGGCCACGGCGTTCGACACCACGCTGAGCCGCGCGAGCGACACCGCGATCGACACCGTGCGCCGCGCGCTTTATCAGGCGCAGAAGCAGTCGAAGCGCCGTTCGGATGCCATCGTGATGACCGACCTGGACTGGATGAACATCGAGCTCCAGAAGGACGCCCAGAACCGCTACCTGTTCGCGAACCTGCAGGGTCTCGCCACCCCGATCCTCTGGGGTCGACCGGTGGTGACGTCCGACAGCATGGATGAGGGCGACGGCACCACCACGGGAGGCGAGTACCTCGTCGGCTCGTTCGCCCAGGGCGCACGGATCTACGACCGCATGGCGTACACGGTGAAGGTCGGCTGGATCAACGATGACTTCATCAAGAATCAGCGTGCCCTGCTGGTCGAAGAGCGCCTGGGCCTGGCCGTGCGCCGCGCCTATGCCTTCGTCAAGGGCACCTTCGCCGTTCCGTCCGGCGGCTGACCAACCGGGGCGGGCCTGTGGGCCCGCCCTCTATGGAGATTGATATGCAGATCAAAGCAATCTGGGGGTTCAAGGGTGACCCCGGTGTGACCAAGACGACCGAAGGCCGAGTCCGCGCTGGCGACGTAATCGACGTCGCAGAAGAGTACGGCCACACCCTGATCGGCAAGGGTCTGGCTGAGGCGGTCGGCGACAGCGGTCGAAAGGCACCGAAGGGCAAGCCGGCGACGCCGGAAGAGAAAAAGCCGGCAACGTCCGAAGACAAGAAGCCTGACGTCAGCGGGGAAAGGAAGCCCGCGGCGCCGGAGGAGAAGAAGTAAGTGGCGATCGTGCTCGACCTAGACGTCCTGCGCGATCAGCTTCGCGCCAGTGCCGACGAGGCACCTGACGCCCTGCTGCAGGGTTACGTCGATGCGGCCATCGCGCACGTCGAACAGCATTGCGACCGCAAGATCGTCGATGGCACGCCTGCCGACGATGGAGAAATGGCGCTGACACCCGATGTCGAGCAGGCTGTCAGGCTTCTCGTCGGGCACTGGTATTCCAATCGTGAGGCCGTTGTCGTGGGCGAGGTAAGCAGCCAGCTCGAGCTCGGCGTAGAGCGCCTGCTTCAGTATCGGAAGCGCTACTGATGCCACTCGCGGCCGGTCCTCTCAACCGAAAGATCACCATCCAGAAGCCCGGCACGGTCAAGGACCCCGCCGGCCAGCCCATCAAGGGATGGGTCGACCACGTCATCACCTGGGCGAAAGTGAAGAGCCAGACCGGCATGGGCGTGGTGACCGGAGATCAGGCCGGCGTGTCCACCTCGGTCACGCGCTACAGCTTCCGGATCCGGTACCGGCAGGGCCTCGACGCGAGTATGCGAGTACTGATGGGCGGCGTTATTTACGACATCACGTCCGTGCAGATGGATGAGGACCGCAGGGAGTGGACGGATCTCGTCTGCAACCGTGGAGCAAACAGTGGCTGATGGCTTCCAGGCGAAGGCCGACACGAGCAGTGCACTCGCCGGCCTGAACCAGCTCACGGGTCCACTCGCGACCCGGCTCGCCCGGTCGATGGCCGTCGCCAGCGGAACTGAATACCGCGACGAGGCGAAGCGCCTCGTTCCGGTTGCGGAGGGCTTGCTGCAGAGCGCGATCTATCTGGCGTACAAGGATGATCGCTCCAACAAGGACAACGTCACTTACTCGATCACGTGGAACGCCAGGAAGGCGCCGCATGGTCACCTGATAGAGTTCGGGCACTGGCAGAACTACGCCACGTTCAAGGACGCGAACGGCAAGTGGCACACGAACAAGAACGTCGTGCTCGCGGTGCCATTGTGGGTCCCTGCGAAGCCATTCCTCCGCCCTGCCTTCGACATCGCGCGCGATCGTGCGCAGCGGGCGGCGTTGGAGCGCGGCCGCGAACGACTTCCAGAACTGCTTCGAGAGGCTTACCAGCCGCCGGATGAGGACTTCGTGTGAGCCTTGAAGAACGCCTCTTCGCCGCGCTTAGTCCGCTCGTGGAAGGGCGCTGCACGCCCGATGTCACCGCCGACAACCCCATTTATCCGCTCATCGTCTACCAGACGGTGGGCGGCCTCGCTATCGACTATTCCGAGCAGGCTCCGGCTGACCACGACAACGCTCGCGTCCAGGTATGGGTATGGAGCACGACTCGCCTCGAGGCCAGCGACCTTTCGCGGCAGGTTCGCAATGTGCTGCTGGCCACCAACCTGAAGGTGAAAACTCTCGGCGCTCCGGTGTCCGACATGAACGCCGTCCTGAAGCTTTACGGTGCTCGCACCGATTTCAGCATCTGGTACCCGCGGGCATAGACCAGCGGGCGATGCGCTCCACCGGCCGCCTTCGGGCGGCTTTTTCATGCCCGCCGTTTGGCGGCTACTACTCCACCGTCAAGCACAGAGGACTCAAGCATGAGCCTGAAATTTCCCAATGGCGCCGTGTTCGGCATCTCGACCGCGCTGAGCGCGGCGATCATCGCAACCACCGTCTCCAATGCCAATCCCGCCGTGGCCACCGTGCCGACTGGCTCGGTTGACGAGGGCGACGTCCTCGTCATGCTGTCGGCCTGGCCGGACGCCAATAACACAGCGGTGGAGGCAGGTGCGGTTACCGAGGGGGCATCCGATACCGTAGAGCTTCTGGGCTTCGACGCATCTGACCTCGAAGTCTTCCCCGCAGGCTTGGCCGCGGCGCAGTTCATGGTTGCCTCCGATTTCGTCGACTTCAGCCAGCAGGGCGACGTATCGACGAGCGGCGGCGACCAGCAGTTCTGGACCGGCCAGTTCCTCGAAGGCTCGCGGCAGATCAGCGTGCCCACGGTGAAGAACGCGAAGACCTTCACACTCCCGCTGTATTTCGACCCGAAATTGCCCTGGTATGCCGCCGCGAAGGCTGCCGACAGGAAGCGGAAGCCAATTGTCCTGCGCTGCAAGCTGCCGGACGGCGACACCATCTACCGCTACGGCTACTTCTCGTTCGACGCCGACCCGACCACTGCCGCGAACAATCCGATGGGTAACACGGCGACCTTCACGGCGCTGGGTGATGCCATTCTCGTGGAGGCTGCATGAGCCTGAAGAAAGGCAACGGCCCCAAGGTGCTGCTGGCGACCCTGACCATCACCGGCCAGGGTTCCACGGACAAGCTGGAAGTCACCTATCACAACAGGAAGCAGTCGGAAGTTCGCGAGCGCCTGGAATCTGGCGCGACGATGGCCGGCCTGATTGCGTTCCTGGTGGACTCGTGGGACACGGACTTCGACCTCACCGAAGAGGGCGTGAAGGCCTTCGAGGACGAGTACCCGGGGATCGTCGAGATACTGTTCGCCGGCTTCCACCAGGCGCGCCGGAAGGAACTGGAAAAAAACTGACGGCCGCCACTCGGGCGCTGTACTGGCGGCGCCCGAGTGAAGCGGAACTCGCCGGGACGGGCCTCAAGCTTAAGCACTTCCCCGAGCCGCACGTCGATGTGTGGCCGGAGGCCTGGGATGCCATCCAGTTTTTCAGCCGCATCTGGAGGCAGTGGAATGTGGGCCCAGGCGGGGCCTACGGCTTGAATTACACCGTCGTGTTCCACGAGCTCGACCGCATGAACCTCACCCCCGACCGCTACGACGAGATGCTCGCGCACCTGCGCGTCATTGAGGACGCGGCCCTCGACGAGATCCACAAAGGCTGACGATGACCGAAGCAGAGAGCATCGGCACTGCCCGAATCGACGTCACGGTGAATACCGCGACGATGGAGACGGGCGTCGAGGCCGCCAAGCGGAAGGTATCGGGCCTTGGTGCCGAGGCAGCCGCGCAGTTCGACAAGGCCAACGCGAGCACAAAGCGGTACGCGGAGAGCCTGAACCGTCAGGCTGAGCTGCTCGGAAAGTCCCGCGCCGAACAGATCGCCTACAACGCCCAGGTGCGCATCGGTGGCGAGCTCGGCGACCAGATCGCGAAAAAGGCGCTGGCTAACGAGAAGGCGCTGACTCAAGCGAGCGAAAGCTACGTCATGAGCGAGCGCGCTCGCGCCGCCGCCATGCGCGGCGTGCCGGCACAGATCACCGATATCGTCTCGGGCCTCGCTACGGGTCAGCGACCCCTGTCAGTTCTGCTCCAACAGGGCGGCCAGCTCAAGGACATGTTCGGCGGCGTGGGCGCCGCGGCGAAGGCGCTCGGAGCCTCGCTGCTCGGCCTTGTGAACCCCGCCACGCTTCTCGCCGGCGCGGCCGTGGCGCTCTTTGCCGCCTGGAAGTCGGGAAGCGATGAGCAGGTAGCGTTCCAGAAGGCGCTGATCAACAGCGGCAACTATGCCGGCGTCACCACGCAGCAGCTCCAGGGACTTGCCGAAGAGCTGTCGCGCACGAGCGGCACGCAGCACGACGCTGCCGCCGTGCTCGCCGAGGTAGCTGGATCGGGCAAGTTCACATCCGACCAGCTGCGGCTCGTCGCGTCTGCGGCCATCGCCGCCGGCGATGGCGCCGAGGACATGGTGGCGCGATTCGCGAAGCTGGCGGATGACCCCGTCAAGGCGTCAGCTGAACTCAATTCGTCCTATCACTACCTCACCGCGGCGGTCTACGACCAGATCCAGGCGCTGGAGGACCAGGGTCGAACGCAGGAGGCAGCTCGGCTGGCCATGGAGAGCTACAGCGCGGCTGTGGTTTCGCGGTCGAAGGATGTAAAGGAGAACCTGGGATTCATCGAGCAGGCGTGGAACGGCATCACCGGCGCGACGCGCCGTGCCATCGATGCGGCACGGGATCTCGGACGCGCGCAGACTGACCAGCAAAGATTCGACGTTCTCTTCGAGAACCGCGACGCGGCGAAGAAGCTGGTCGACCGCGGGCTGGGTAGCACGGCGTTCCTCGGGAAAACCGCCCAGCAGTTCTACGACGACGCCACGAAGGAACTGGGCGCGATGCAGGACGCCCAGGTGGCTGCCCAGAAAAAAGCATCTCGAGACGCCGCGACCCAGCAGGCCAACGACGCGGCTATCCGCCTCGCGCAGGAGGCCCAGCAGTACGAGTCCGACGAGACGAAGCGTGCGCGACAGATCGCCGCCATTCACCAGCAGGCGAACGACGCGATCGCCAAGGCGACCCAGGTCGGGGACAAGGCGCTGGCCGACAAGATCCGGGCGAGCGAGGCGGCGGCTGTCGCCGGCATCATGTCAAAGGGGCCGAAAGAAAAAGACCTACGCATCGACGTGTCGGATGGCTGGAAGGAGATGGTCGCCCAGATCGAAAAGGGCATCTCGGCCGATAAGAAGGAGATCGAGCAGCGGGCCCGCGCGACCGTCGAACTGAACAGCTACCGCGAGGCCATGCAGCAGCGTCTGCAGACCGACCGTATGGCTCTCGACATCCAGGTGCAGAGCCTTGGCATGGGCCAGCACCAGATCGACATCCAGCGGCAGCTGGTGGACATCCAGCGCGACGCGGACCGCGAACTGGCCCGGCTCAACGATCCAGCAAACCGGCGAACGCTTACCGACGACGAGTACCAGGCACGGCTGGCGGCGATCAAGGAGTACGAGGACCAGCGCGTGCAGCTGGTCTACGACGCGGATGCGCGCCTCAACGCCGCGCGTGCCGACTGGACGAACGGTGCTCGACGTGCGCTGGCCGACATCACCTACGATGCCAGCGACACCGCGACCAGCTTCGCCAACCTGGTCCAGAGCACGTACGGAAGCCTGTCCGACTTCATCGTCGATGCCGCGACCACCGGCAAGGCCAGCATCAAGGACCTGGTTTCCTCCATCCTGAAGGAAGTGGCGCGACTCCAGGCGAACAAGGCAGCTGCGAGCCTCCTGAATTACGGCCTCAGCTACTTCACCGGCGGATATGGTGGGACGAACGGGCAGGGCGGAGTCGATTATAACTCGCAGGGCTTCGTGTCGAAGGTCTACGCCAAAGGCGGCGTGGTGGACGGCGCCTCCCTGTCGAACTGGTCGAACACGATCGTGGATCGCCCAACCATGTTCGCCTTCGCGCGTGGCGCGGGTCTCATGGGAGAGGCAGGCCCGGAAGCGATCATGCCGCTCACCCGCACGGCCGACGGGAAGCTGGGTGTGAAGCAGGTAGGCGGTACCGATGCCGCGTCGGTGAATGTGAGCGTGGTTGTCAATGCAGACGGTAGCGGCGACACCACTTCCGAAGGCGACTATCAGGCATGGGGCAAGCAGTTGGGTGAGAACATGCGCGCGATCGCGCAGCAGGAGCTCCAGAGGGCCATGGCGCCAGGTGGCGCACTCTGGCGCGCGAGGGGCTGACGATGGCCGAGACGTTTAGCTGGATGCCGGTCGGCGCACCCACTGGCAACGCCAACTATCGCGTACTCAAGTCGCAATTCGGCGATGGGTACTCGCAGGAAGCCGCCGACGGCATCAACAACAAGGTGCAGTCGTGGCCGCTCCAGTTCTTCGGCAGCGGCATCCAGATCGATGAGATCACGGCGTTTCTTGATCGGCACGCCGGCGCGACCGGCTTCCTGTGGACGCCACCGCGAGGCGTTCAGGGCCTTTACAAGGCGTCGGCCTACGGGCTCAACCCGCTCGGCGGTGGCTTCTACACCCTGTCCGTAACCTTCGATCAGAAGTTCGCGCCGTGACGATCTTCGCCGATATCCAGACCCTCGAGCCGGGGGCGTGGGTTGAGCTGTTCGAGATCGATGCGCGGCCCATCACCAACGGCGGCGCGGGCGACATCTTGCGGTTCCATGGCTACACGCAGATCGGGCCGATCATCTGGCAGGGCGTGTCGTATGAGCCCTGGCCGATTGCCACCCAGGGCTTCAAGATCGACCCGGACCAGCCGCCGGTTCCCACGCTCGCTGTCGGCAACGTCAACGGTCGGATCACGGCGCTCTGTCTGGCGTTCCAGGATCTCGTCGGTGCGCGTTTCACTCGCCGGCGCACGCTGGGCAAGTACCTGGATGCGGCCAACTTTCCCGGCGGCAACCCGACAGCTGACCCCGAACAGGAGATTCCGCCGGAATTGTGGTTTATCGAGCGCCGGTCGGCCGAGGATTCGACGCAGGTCACGTTCGAGCTGTCGAGCCCGATGGATTTCGGCGGCCGCCAGTTGCCGCGCCGGCAGATCATCGCGAACGTATGCAGCTGGCTGGCCATCGGTGGCTACCGTGGCCCGTATTGCGGCTACACCGGCCCCGCCGTGGCGAAGCCGGACGACACGCCCACGGACGACCCCGTGCTGGACATGTGCGGCGGCCGGCTGACCTCCTGCCGCCTCCGCTTCGGCCAGGACGCTGAGCTTCCCTACGGCTCTTTCCCTGCGGCCACGCTGATCAAGTGATGAAACATCGCACCCAGGCCGCCATCCACGCGCATGCGCTGGAGGCTTACCCGCGTGAGGCCTGCGGGGTCATCGTCGTGCGGCGCGGGCGTGAGCGGTACATCCCATGCGAGAACCTTGCGGGGACGCCGGACGAGCACTTCGTGCTGTCGCCGCGAGACTTGGCGGCCGCGGAAGACCAGGGCGAGGTAACAGCCATCGTCCATTCGCACCCGGACGTCCCGGCGCGGCCATCCGAGGCCGATAGGGTAGGTTGCGAGCGTTCCGAACTGCCGTGGGTGATCGTCTCGGTCATGCCGGGCGAGCCGGTACCGGTCGTCGCAGATACGCAGATCATCGAGCCGAATGGGTATGAGGCTCCGCTGGTCGGGCGTACCTGGTCGCATGGCGTGCTTGACTGCTGGGCTCTCTGCCGCGACTGGTATGCCCGCGAGCGCGGCATCCTGCTGCCCGACCCGCCCCGCGCCGATGGCTGGTGGGATGATGGCTCGAGCGACCTCTACGGCGACAGCGCCATGGAGGCAGCAGGCTTCCGCAAAATAGACCTGAAGGACATCGCCGCCGGGGACCTTATCCTCATGCAGATTCGGTCGAAGAACCTCGTGCCGAATCACGCTGCGCTCTACATCGGCGACGGGAATATCCTGCACCACCTGCACGGCCGGCTCAGCTCACGCGACGTCTATGGCGGCTACTGGCAGGAGGTCACACGCTCCGTATGGCGCCTTGGCGATCTGGCCGCACCCACCACCATGACAGGCTGACCATGGCCGCCACGACGATCATCCTCTCCGGGCCCATGCGCAAACGCTTCGGCCGTGAGTTTCGATTGCACCTCGATACGAAGACGCCAGCCGAGGCAATCCAGGCGCTCTGCGCGATGTTGGATGGCTTCCGCGCTTACCTCCTCGGAGCGGCGGATAGGGGCATAGAATTCGCCGTTTGGCGCGGCCGTGGTGAGCATGCGGAGAACCTGACCGTCGATCAGCTGCGTGAACCGGCAGGGTCCGTGATAAGGATTGCGCCCGTGCACGCTGGCGCCAAGAACGGTGGGGTACTGACGACCATCGTCGGCGCCGTGCTGATCGTGGTAGGCGTGATCGGCAACATCTACGGCGGCTGGGGCACCCCCTTCATCCAGGCAGGTATCGCCATGGTCGCCGGCGGCGTCGTGCAGATGCTCAGCCCACAGCCGAAGGTGGGTAAAGGCAGTGCGGACTCGGCGAACAACCAGGCCAGCTACATCTTCAATGGGCCCGTGAACGTGACCGCGCAGGGTGCACCGGTGCCGATCCTCTACGGCGGCCCGATGGAGATCGGTAGCGTTGTCGCGTCGGCTGGCATAGAGGCCGTGGACTACAGCTCGCGGCCCTCGAACGTCGGCTTCGGCACGCCCGGTGGCAACGGCAAGAAGACCCCCTACGACCCCGACTGATCCATCTCTTTCTCCGCTCTCCATCCAGGCCCGCCCCGCGCGGGCCTTTTTTATGGGACATCCATGGGCTTCGACCTGATCCACGGCGCCAAAGGCGGCGGTAGCACGCACACGCCCGTCGAAGCGCCGGACACGCTGCGTTCGATATCGTTTTTCCAGATCGAGGACCTGCTCTCGGAGGGCGAGATCGGCGGCCTGGTCAACGGCCTCCAGTCGGTCAAGCTGGACGGCACGCCGGTTGCCAATGCCGACGGCACACTGAACTTCGCCGGCGTCTCCGTCCAGGTGCGCACCGGCACACAGGACCAGAGCTACATCCCGGGCTATGGCTCGGTGAAGAACGAGATCGCCGTCTCGACCGAGCTGAAGTCGAACACGCCCTGGGTTCGCGCGCTGACCAACACGGCCCTTTCGGCCTTCGCCGTGACCCTGCAGGTGGATGCCCTGCAGAAGAGCAACACCAAGAACGGCGACATCAACGGTTACATGATCCAGTACGCGATCGACGTCTCGACAGACGGCGGCGCGTACCAGACCGTGCTCACGACAGCCTTCAACGGAAAGGCCAGCGTTCCCTTCCAGCGCACCCACCGCGTCGATCTGCCCAAGGCTGACCTGGGCTGGAATGTGCGCGTGCGGAGGCTCACCCCGAACGCCAACAGCGCGACGACGGCAGATACGACCCGCGTCGTCTCGATTACCGAGATCATCGACGCAAAGCTGCGTTACCCGAACACCGCCTATGTGGCGATCAGCGGCGACGCCTCCCAGTTCAGCAACATCCCGGTGCGCTCCTACGTATGCTGGGGCCGCACGATCCGCGTTCCGACGAACTACGACCCAGCGACGCGAGCCTATGCGGGCGTCTGGGACGGTTCCTTCAAGATTGCCTGGACCGACAACCCGGCGTGGATCCTCTACGACCTGGTCGTGAACGACAGGTACGGCATCGGCGACCTAGTCGACGCTTCCCTGATCAACAAGTGGGAGCTGTACCGGATCGCCCAGTATTGCGACCAGCTTGTGGCGGACGGCAAGGGCGGGCAGGAACCGCGGTACCGCTGCACGGCCTATCTCCAGTCGCGCGAGGACGCCTTCCGTCTTCTGGGCGACATCGCGTCCGTATTCAGCGGCGTCAGCTACTGGATGGGAAGCGCGATCACCACGGTCGCCGACATGCCGCAGGACCCGGTCTACACCTACACCGCGTCGAACGTCATCGATGGCCGGTTCACCTACCAGTCGAGCGCCCGGAAGACTCGTTTCTCGACGGCACTGGTCACCTACAACGACCCGGCTAACAGTTACAAGCAGGCAGTCGAGTATGTCGCCGACAACGACGCGATCGCGCGGTATGGCGTTCAGCCGGACGAGTTCGTGGCCTTCGGCTGCACAAGCCAGGGCCAGGCGCACCGGCGCGGTCTGTGGGCGCTGACCACCAGCCAGTACGAAACGGACTCTGTGACCTTCGCAGTGGGCCTGGAAGGCCTGCGGGCCGCGCCCGGGCAGATCATCCGCGTGCAGGACCCGAAGCGGGCAGGGATGCGTCAGGCGGGCCGCCTGAGCGATGCCACGGCGGCGTCCGTGACGGTCGACCGTGAGCCTGGTCAGGTGGCGGTCGGGGACACCCTTACGATCCACCTCCCCGACGGCACCGCGGAAACCCGAACGATCAACACCGTCAACGGGCGCACGCTCGGCGTCGGCCAGCCTTTCACTGCGGCCCCGGTGCCGCAATCGGTGTGGTCGGTCGAGAGCGCCGAGCTGGTGAACCAGACGTTCCGCATCCTCAGCGTCTCCGAAGACTCTGGGCAGGGCGAGATCCGCTTCACCATTACCGCTGTGCAGCACAACGCGAGCAAGTTCGCGCACATCGACAATGGCGCGACGATCCAGATCCCGCCCATCAGCCAGCTGCCCACTGGCGTCCAAAAGCCGGCGACGAATGTCCGCATATCCGGCCACGTGGTGGTCGAGCAGGGTATCGCCAACAACGTGATGACCATCGAGTGGGATGCGGCCGAGAGCGCCGTTTCCTACAAGGTGGAATGGCAGAAGGACAACGGTCAGTGGATCCAGGCCGGTACGGTATCCACGACTTCCCTAGACGTTGTCGGCATCTACACGGGCACCTACATCGCGCGCGTGACAGCCTTCAACAGCGGCCGCACTCCGTCCCTCGCCGCCCTGAGCGTCGCGACCGACATCGTCGGCAAGACCGGAGAGCCGCCACGTCTCACGACGCTGACGACAAAGACCCTGATCTTCGGCATAGGCATTGATTGGACGTTCCCGCCGGGCGCGGAGGACAGCCAGCGCACGGAGATATGGGCGAGCACCACCGCGGTGCGTCCGGACGACGAGGACACGATCGCGTACCACCTGGGGGACTATGCGTACCCAGGTAACCATACCGAGCTCCACGGGCTTTCCGCCGGCGCCTCGCTCTTTTTTTGGGGCCGCATCGTCGATAAGGCGGGCAACGTCGGCGGCTGGTATCCCGAGACAGGCGCCGTCAATGGCCAGAGCAGCAGCGACGCCGGCCCGATCCTCGAATACCTCACTGGGCAGATCACCAAGACGCAGTTGGCTCAGGAGTTGGCCGCGGCGATCGACTCGATCGATGACCTGCAATCTTTCATTGAGCCGCCCACTGCATGGGACGCGGCCGTCGCTTATTCCGCGGGCGCGTTTGTAAGCCACAACGACCGGCTTTGGCTGGCGCTGGAGAGTGCGGCCGCCGGCGTCGAGCCCGGCACCGACCCAGAGGTGTGGCGGGACGTCGGCGCGGTGTCACAGACCGCGGCGGGGCTGGCGCTCGCCATGTCCAACATCAACGTGACCGTGGAGGAGTTGGACGGCCAGGTGCAGGCCACAGCCGAGAAGACAGAGTCCGTCTATGCCCAGCTGAACCCGAAGAAGATCGGCGCGGACACAGGGGGCACGATCGGCGGCGCGAATGACCTTCCGCCCACGGCGGGGTACTTCGCCCAGACGCTGGCCCAGGTGAGCGATAACAAGGCGCTCGGCAAGAGACTAACCACGGTGCAGGCGCAGTTCGGCACGCAGCTGGCGGGCGTCACGACGCAGATAGACACGTTGGCCGATGGCCAGCAGGCGCTCGCGTCGCAGATCACGACCGTGCAGGCCACAGCGGGTGCGGCTCAAGCGTCGGCCCAGCTCGCGTTCCAGACGGCGGCAAACATCGATGGACGCGTATCTGCGGCGCTGATCGGCAAGGTCGGAGTGACCACGGATGGGAAGTACTACCAGGCTGGTTTCGCTGTTGGTATCGACAACAGCGGCGGGACGGTGCAGTCCCAGTTCCTGGTGACAGCGGACCTCTTCGGAATACTTCCATCAGCCGCTGGCGGTAACGCCCTGTCGCCTTTCGTCGTCGTGGGTGGACAGGTATTCATCAACCAGGCGTTCATCGGCAGCGGCTGGATCACCAACGCCATGATCGGGGATTTCATCCAGTCCACGGACTACATCCCCGGGCAGCGCGGCTGGCGCATCAGCAAGAGCGGAAACAGTTTCGAGCTGAACGGTTCGAACGGAAGCGGGCGCCTATCGCTCACGAACAACCTTCTGCAGATATTCGACTCCAACGCGACGCTTAGATTCCGCGCAGGGCTCTGGTAATGCCGGCTGGGATGCAGGTTTGGGATGAGAGCGGACGCCTCCTCGTCGACATCACGACTCGTATCACCAGGGTGAGTGGGCTCACTGTGATCCCTGCGGGAAGCACCGGGTCTCTTGTAGTTGCGAACGCTGAACAGGGCACCATCTGGTACGCGCTCTACCTCAACTACAACGGCAGATACCGGCCTTCGATGAGCGTCTCAGGCGGGACCATCTCGTGGTCACCGTCATCGATCGGCGGCGCGCCGGTCGACGTCCCAATGTTGTACGGAGTGTATTGATGCCAGCCGGCTTCACCATCTGGAACCCTGACGGCCACACCGTGCAGGTCGACGACACCTACAGGAATTTGGCGGTCCGCGAGCAAGGGGTCATAAACACTGTGGGCTCGCTTTTCGGCGGCGGGTCGATGGTGTCGTTCAACCGATCAGGCTTGCAGTACCCGCTTCTCGCCCTGGGCGGGACGGGCTGGACGATGGGCGCAAGCTGGAACGACCAAGCCGGCGGATTCATCTTCAACGTGGTATCAGCCGGTCCGGTAGGGACCGGCGTGCCCTATTACATCTTCGACGTCCCAGACAACACCGACTTTCACTACGGCGCGCAGGTCTTCGACGCGAACGGGAACAAGACGTTCGACGCCCTTAGGAAGTACCTGCGCGTCGTCGATATGTTCGACAGCAATGGTGACGTTTCGAGAACGTACGACGCCTCACGAACCTATGCCTTCATCCATATGGTCTTCGGGTTCCGGCAGTGGAACCAGATCGGCAGCAGCCAAGTCGTTGCCACCCGACCAACTGGCGGCCTGGTCGAGACCTCCTACATGACCACCGACCAATTCCCCGGCAGCCCGCCGGCGCTCAACGTCCGTACCGCGACGATTCTTGTCGTGGACGTAACGAATTTCTGAGGCACCCATGGCACTGACGATCCAGCGCATCAACTTCGACCCGGTGACGGGCGACAACCCCAGCGAAGGGTTCATGAAAACGGAACTCAACATCGTCGAGATCGCAACGGCAATCGATGGCGATGGGACACCAGGCAACCCAGGCATTGAAGGCCGCCTTGCGGATGTGGAAGCCGTGGCCGATGGGCTCGGTAGCGCGTCTACAAGAAATGTCGGCACGACGGCGGGGACGGTGGCGGCTGGCGACGACGCTCGACTTCTTCGCGTCGGCAGAAATTTATTCATCAATGGCGGCGGTCGCATTAAGCAGCGCGTCTTTGCGGGCGGCGCTATGGCGGCCAACGTCTATGGCTATGATCGGTGGCGAACGTTCGGTGCCGCGGCAAGCTTCACGCGCGCCGCAGATATGACCACGCTCACGCTGAACGGGACGATCGGGCAGATCGTCGAGGCGCCCCTGGCGGGCGCGACGGTGACCGTGTCGGTAAGCAACCCGACGGGACCGATCACGGTAAATATTCGGCCCGATGCGACTACGGCCGGTGTGAACGGCGTTATCCCTGCCGGCGCTGGCTTGCAGTCTGTCACGCTCGTGGTGCCCGGATCTATTACGGGCAATGTGTTCGTCCAGCTGACCACATCGGCCCCTGTGTCGTTTGACGGATGGGCTAAGAGGGGTGGTATCCAGCTTGAGCTGGGCTCATTCGCATCCGCTTTCGATGTCCGACCCATTGGATATGAGTTGGCCTTGTGCCAGCGCTATTGCTGCAAGAGCTTCGATCCGGACGTCGATCCCCAGACTAACCTGGCCGGTGGCACGGGGAATCAGGCCACGCATATTGCGGCTGGCCTCAGCACGGCGGCCGCGCGTACGGAAGGTATCCCATTCCCTGTAAACATGAGGGCGCAACCGACCATTACGCCTTACACGAATTCGAGTGCGCCATCACAGGGTAACAACTGGGCGATCTTCACCAGCCAGTGGTTCACGGTGCCTGTCGCATTCACGGCTGGGGCTTCAGGTTTCAGTGCGACGCTCACGCCAGGCAGTGGCCTGGTGCAGGCCTCGGCGTATACGGTTGCAGGCAACTGGCTTGCGGATGCGGAGCTTTGATTATGGGACGCTACAAATACAACACACAGGATCGCACCACGGTCATGGATACCGAGACGGGGGCGATTATCCCAGTCGAAGAGGGGCAGGGAGGCTGGCAGGGTGATGTGTTTCGCACCTGGCTGGCCGAAGGCAATGAGCCCGATCCCTTTCCTGCGCCTACCTTCGCCGATTATGTCGCCGCCTTCACGCCGGGCCTTCAGCAGTGGATGGAGGACACGGCGAAGACCAACGCCTATGACTCCGTGCTGTCCTGCGTGTCGTACAAGGATTCGGGGGTGCCGCAGTTCGCCGGCGACGCCGCGGCAATGATCGCGTGGCGCGATGCGCTGTGGCGGTGGGCGTCACAGTGGCAGGCGGGTTTCAACGGTCAGCTGCCTGACCCGATTCCCACTCTCGAACAGGTCATCGCTCTGGCGCCGCAGCCCGAGGATTTTAACTGGGTGGTGCATCCGGCGGGGACGATCATCGAATCGCAGCTGCCGCCAGTCGCGACGGCCTGACGCCGCCGTCACACCTTGACGGTATGCTGCGGCCATGTGCGGCCGCTACGCCACCTTCGGACCCGTCTCCCTCTCCCGCCAGGCGCGCGAAGCCCTGGAGCAGATGGAGCTCGATATCATCAGCGAGATCAACCAGCGGGAACCCCAGTACAACATCGCGCCGACCCAGAAGGCACCGGTGGTCGTATACCGGGAGGGCGGCTACCACGTCCGGGCCTACCACTGGGGGCTGGTGCCGCACTGGGCGCCGGACATGAAGTTCGGGGCGAAGACCATCAACGCCCGTGCCGACACGGTGGCCACCAAGCCCTCTTTCCGCGAGGCGTTCAAGAAACGCCGCTGCCTGGTGCCGGCCAGCGGGTATTACGAGTGGAAGGGCGAGCGCCCGCATAAGCAGCCGTACTTCATCCACGACCCCGCCGGCGACCTGCTCATGTTCGCTGGGCTCTGGGAAGGGTGGCGCGAGTCCCCGGACGCCGAGTGGGTGCACACCTACACCGTGATCACCGGCGAGCCCGGGAAGGTTTCCGGGGACATCCACGACCGGCAGCCGGTCATCCTGCCGCCCGACCTCTGGTCCGTCTGGTGCGAGGCGCCGCCGGCGGACGCTCAGGGCGTGCTCACCGATGTTCCTGAAGCGGACCTCGTCTACCACCCCGTGACCAAGGCGGTCGGTTCCCCTAAGAACAAGGGGCCAGAGCTGGTCGAGCCCATCGATCTGTAGGCCGGGTGGCGGGTTACCAGGGAAACCTCCCATCACACCCTAACGCCGTCCACATTCCTGAGACTGCGCCCGCGTATCGTCCGCGGCCATGCGCACCGTCCCAGCCATCGAATGGAAGAAGCCCTCGGTCAACGGCGCGGCCTGGTTCGCCCAAGTCGACGGCGTCTATGTCGGCTACGTGTCCCAGACGGCCTTCCCTGATGGGCGATGGGCGTCCACGGTGACGCCGTGGGTCGATCGCGAGCTTTACTGCTACGCCGGCAGCGAGGCGCAGGCCAGGCGCTTCGTGGAGCGATACCTGCGCCACCACATGCCGGACGTGAAGGCCTTGGCCGCCGCGCGCAAGGCGTGGCGGGATTCCGGACCGCTCCCGCGGAAACCGAAGGGGCTCGATGATCGGTCGTAG